GACTTTAATGACAGTCTTAAGTATTATTTTGGTACTCTCCGAGGTAGAAAGTGGACAGAAGAAGATATAGAGTTAACAAACGGGTGCAAGCTAATATCAAAGTCAAACGTCGCAGGAATACGTGGTGGGGCAAAACTCCACAAAAGATACGACCTGATAATACTGGATGATTTTGAGCATGAACAGAATACAATTACTCACGATGCGAGAGCTAAAAATGCTAATCTTGTTACTGCTGTCGTTTATCCCGCTATCGAGCCTCATAGTGGTCGTCTTAGGGTTAATGGTACTCCAGTTCATTATGATAGCTTTATTAACAACCTTATCATCAATTACAGTCGCAGCAAGAAGAATAAAGAGAAATTTTCTTGGAAGGTGATTACATACAAGGCTATTCAGAAAGATGGAACTCCGTTGTGGGACTCTTGGTTTCCGCTAAAGAAATTAGAGGAAAAGAAGAAGTTTTATTACGATTCTGGAACGCCAGCGAAGTTCTACCAAGAATATATGATGGAAGTTCAATCCGCGGAAGATGCTGTCTGGCGTAGACAACATATTAAAGATTGGAATGGTTATTATGAATATGACAAGGAAGAGAAAGTTGGAAATCTTGTTATTGACGGTCAAAGGATTCCTGCGAATGTTTTTATTGGATGTGACCCAGCGACTGACATTGATACAAAAGATAGTGATTTTAGTGTTATTATGGTTATCGCTATTGACACCGATAATAATTTATATGCACTCGAATACGAAAGACATAGAAGTATACCAACTATTGGAGCAAAGGATAGCAATGGGAAACCATTAGAGAAAAAGGGCGTAGTAGATTATATCATAGAACTTTATGATAAGTACCATTGTACTTCTGCCACGGTAGAAGATGTTGCTATGAATAGAAGTATTTTTCAGGCATTAAATGATGAACGTAGAAGAATGAACCGTTTTGACATAGCTGTGATACCGGAGAAGCCAGGTGGTACACAGAAAAGAAATAGAATATATAGTGGTTTAAGTGGTAGATTTAGCATGGGAACGGTACATTTACGTGAAAGTATGTTTGATTTAATCAACGAAATAATTACATTCGGTCCCAGAATGGCGCATGATGACACCATTGAATCGCTTTATTATGCAAATCTGCACTCTTTTCCGCCAAGTTATAAACAAAATAAAGATAAAAAGTGGTATAAACCGAAAAGGCGGGCAAAAAGTTGGATTGTCGCATAAAATGGCTAGGCGAGTTAGACGGATTAAAGGAAGGAAGAAAGCTACTAGAAAAGCTACGAATTTATTTAGACTTACATCCAGACGCAGGAGAAAAAATAAAAGGAAGCGTAAGTAATGCCACGTTACGGTAAACGCTCTAAAAAAAGGATGGAGGGTATAGACTCTCGGTTACGAAAAGTTCTAGATGAACTTATTAAGATAATGGATGTAACAATTATAGAGGGAGTACGTTCAGCTGAAAAGCAACAAGAATATTTTATCAAAGGAAAGAGCAAGATAGATGGTGTTACTAAGAAAGGACAACATCAGAAGGGTAAGGCAGTAGACCTTGCCCCATATCCTATTGACTGGGAAGATAGAGATAGGATGCACTATATGGGTGGTATGCTAAGAGGAATAGGGCACATGATGGGATATAAATTACGATGGGGCGGCGACTGGGATAGAGATGGAGAAACAAAAGATAATAATTTTGATGATTTAGTTCACATAGAGATTAGGAGTTAGATATGGCAAAGAAAAAAGCAAAAGCGAAAGCTAAGAAAAAACCAGTTAAGAAAGCTGCACCTATTGGCGTAGCAGGACCATCTGGCAAGGCTTCTTCTGCTAAGCAAGCTGAAAAAGTTGAATAATGTCTGGTAAAAAGCATTATACAAGAAAAAAGCCTACTGCGAAACGTAAGAAAAAGAAGAGTAAGTAGTGGCAAGACAGTCCAATAAGAATAAAGCTCATTCGAATAAACAACTCTGGGATAGAGCAAATAACCTATACAGGGTAAAATGGCAAACGACTAGTCAGCAAGGATATGATTTTTATCTTAATCAACAACTGACGACAGAGGAAGAGAAGGCTTTAAAAGAATCTGGTATGCCATCGTTTATCATTAATAGGGTGACTCCTGTTATTGAGATAATGAGATATTTTACTACAGCTAATAATCCTAGATGGAAGGCTGTTGGTTCTGAAGGTAGTGATGCTGATGTCGCTCAAGTCCATTCAGATATAGCTGATTATTGTTGGAATATAAGTAATGGTAAATCTATATATAGCCAAGTCATACTTGACAGTTTAACTAAAGGTGTTGGGTATTTTTTCATTGAGGTTGATAAAGACGCTGATAGAGGATTGGGCGAAGTAGTATTTAAGAGAATAGAGCCATATGATATATATGTAGACCCAATGAGTCGAGATTTCTTATTTAGAGATGCTGCCTTTATCTCTGTACGTAAAAATCTTTCTAAGGCTCAACTTGAGGTTATGTTTCCAGAATATAAGGCAAAGATTAAAAAAGCAGAGGGTTCTGCTCAGATTACAAATTATAGCCAAGCTGGGTTTAGTGATTCACAAGCTATAAGAATAGAGGATATTGGTGGCACTGTTACTAGAGAGGGTGAAGATGATAAGATATTGCCATTTTTTGAGGTATACTCTAAAATAAAAGTTCCATTATATAATTTAACTATACAAGTCCCTCCAACGCCAGCTGAGTTAGCTCAGATAAAAGAGAGTGTTGAAGTTTCTATGAAGGAGTACCAAGAAGAGATTGAAGTAGAGACAAAGGAACGTAAGATTTCTATTACTGAATCTCTTGCAAATGGTGAAATAATTGAAGATAGAGCTAATCTTGAGATGTCAAAGGCTGACGAAGAAGCAGAAATGAAGATACAACAATATAGACAAATGCTAATGTCTAAGGCTCAAGAGAGTGCTTCTAAAGTAGAAACTCAAATTGTATCAGAGAAACAATATAGAATACTAATGGAAAACCCAGATTTTGTTAGTACTGTTGTTGACGAAGTAAAGTTTCATCAGTCTAGGATAAAGGTAACTTGCAGTATTGGTGAAGATACGTTTTTGTATGAATATACATTACCATACCAAAATTATCCTATAATTCCAATACCCTATACTTACACAGGGACACCATACCCAATGTCTGCTGTACTACCATTAATAGGTAAACAGCAAGAAATTAATAAAGCACATCAGATAATGATTCATAATGCTAACTTAGCTTCTAATCTTAGATGGTTGTATGAAGAAGGTTCAGTTCCAGAGGATGAATGGGAACAATACTCTTCCGCAGCGGGTGCATTACTTAAGTATAGACAGGGTTTCACTCCTCCAACTCCTGTGTTGCCAGCTCCAATTAATAATGCTTTTTATAGTATAACGCAAGAAGGCAAGGGGGATATAGAATATATAAGTGGTGTTCATTCTTCTATGATGGGTGTTGCACAATCGCAACCAGAGACTTATAGAGGATTATTGGCTAATGATGAATATGGAACGAGAAGAATTAAAGCATGGATGGGCTCTACTGTGGAACCTGCCCTAGAGCATGTAGGTAGAGTATTTAAAGAGATTGCTCAGTCAACATATAGTGTTCATAAGGTTTTTAGGATTGTCCAGCCAGAAGCTGGTAAAGGTAATGATGAACGAAAAGCAGAAATCAATATACCAATTTATAATGATTATGGTGAAGCAATAGGGAAATGGCTTGACTATGGCGCTAGTAATTTCGATATTAAGTTAGTAGCTGGTGCCACAATGCCTGTTAATAGATGGGCATTACTGGAAGAATACTTCAGATGGTTCCAGGCTGGCTTGATTGATGATATAGCGATGTTAGCTGAAACAGATGTTAGAGGAAAGGAACAAATTGTTAAAAGGAAGTCTTTATATTCACAATTACAATCTCGCATTGGTGAGTTGGAGGAAAGTGAAAAAGATAACGAGGGAACTATTGAGACTTTATCTCGTCAATTAGTACAGGCGGGTATAAAGCGGAAGATAGATGAACAAGATGTTGAAAAACGTAAGGTGATGGCTGATACAAAAGCACAGCAAAAGCTTTATAGAGGCATAATGAAAAAAGATTTTGACGATTACGAGAATCGTAAGAAACAGGAAAACAGTAGTTGAAGTATAGATTCGCTACTGTTAAATTACCTAACTAAAAGGAGTTAGATATGGCAGCAGAAAAACAAGGCAACGTAGCACCTAAAGGGACTACCCCTGATGTTGATTTGTCGCAAATAGACGATAACGCTAAACCAGCACCTAATGGTGCGGAATCAGACGCTTTCTTCTCGGCATTAGATGAAACCGTTAATAGTGTTATACAGGAGCAGAATCAGACAACCGCAAGCAATGTTCAAACTAGCGATAATACGCAACCAATAGAACAGCGCCCTGACGAAGCAGGAACAGATTACCAGGATACAACTGATAATCTTTCCAAAAGGTACTCGGACTCTAGTCGCGAAGCTAAACGGCTTAACAACCGATTAGGCGAATTAGAACCGTATGTACCGATACTTGATGCCATGAGAAAAGACCCTAATTTAGTCTCTCATGTGAAAGGCTATTTTGAGGGTGGTGGCGTTGCTCCAAGCAGTATGAAAGAACAATTGGGATTAACGGAAGAATTTGTATTCGACCCAGATGAAGCCTTTGCAAATCCTAAATCTGATTCTTCAAAGCTAATGTCAGCAACCATAGATGGAATCGTTCAGCGTAGGCTTACACAAGCAGACGCAAATATGAAGCGAGAAAATATACGGTTATCTGATGAAGCTCAATTTAGAAACAGACATGAAATGTCAGAAGATGACTGGGGTGAATTTCAGCAATTTGCTAAAAGTAAAACCCTCGAATTGGATGACATTTATTATCTCATGAACCGAAAGGGAAGAGACCAAAGGATAGCAGAACAAGCTGGTCAGGATGTATCTAGGCAGATTAAAAATGTCCAGAGAACTCCTGGTTCAGTTGCTACATCGGGAAGTACTACACAAGATGGTTCCGTGGATGACAAAGTTTTTGATATGCTACTAGGAGTTGACGAACATTGGAAAGCGTTGACTGACTAGTTAATTTATTATCTAGTACGGTCAACTTAACTTAACGAATAGGAGCTAATTATGGCTGATACTAGTTATCCTCAGGTAACACCTCTCGACTTGTCGATGAGCAGTGGCTTGAGTGAAACAACTCGAAATTCGCCTGCTCTGTCTACTGGTGATTTACGTAGACGATATGACTTTGGAGAAAGATTTAGCGAACTCGCTATTGACCAAACTCCATTCTTTCGCCTCGTATCTGCAATAGGCAGAAAACCTACTGATGACCCTTCGTTTAAGTTCACCGAAAAGCGCCAATCATGGATGAAGCGTTACGCTTATGTGGTTGGTCATGTTGTTACTGGTGATGCTGATTCGCACAATGATGCGACTCTTCAGAATTATAATGACGCAGATAATGGCGCTAATGAAGCCATTGTTGTTGGTGATACTTTAAAACTGTATATGGCTACGGATTATAAGTCCAAAGGCAATATACAGAACGTGTCTGGTCAAAGTAGTGCAGCGTCTGTGATTGATATTGGTGATGCTGGTACCGCTCCTGAGTTCTTTTTACCTAAACAGATTGTGCAGATTAATTTATCTGCTACAGCTGGTGGTGGACAAGCCGTTTCTGACTATTGCCTTATGAGAATAAGTGCTGTTGGTGCGGAAGTCACTAAGAACAGTATGCAAGTTAAACTTGTTACTGGAGAAGTTGTGAGAGCAGCTTCAGGTGAATTTACTTCGTATGATGGAAGTGGAGCTGGTGCTCCTCTTTCTTCTGTTTATGCAGATGCAATCTCTAGCAAGTTAGAAGCTATGCGTTGCTATGTTGTAGGCAGTTCTTACGAAGAAGGTTCAGACCTACTAGGTAAAACGTGGAAAGACAGTCCTTACAGTACCGGTTACGGTCAGACGCAAATCTGGCGTACCGAGTTTGGAATGACCAATACTGCTCGTGCAACGGCTTTGAAATATGAGCCTAACGAGTTTGCCCGTGTATGGCGGGATAAACTTATCGAGCACAAATGGGAAATCGAACAATCTGGACTATTTTCCTCGCAAGTTTCACAAAGTTCTGTGAACTATACTCAGGGTGCGATTGACTACATCTTACAATTTGGAAACATCTTTTCTTGGAGTACATCCAAGACCGCTGATGATTTCCTAGATGATATGTCAAAATATCAGGACCCACGGTATAATGGTTCAAAGGCTACCGTATATTTCTGTGATACTGAAGTTTACAACTGGCTGCATAAGCTAGGCGGATACTTCAAACAGAATATCGGTGTTGGACAATCCAATGCTGGTTCAACCGACAATGTCGGTTTATTTGGTGCTGACTTAGCAGTAACTGGGCGTAAGAAGGTTATGGGATTAGATATGACAACAATTAGTACCGTTTATGGTGACATGAATGTTACACGTT